TTCGTGGGTGTATTCCAGTTTCATATATCGGGGGGTTTTAAATTTGGTTTTAGGCGGCTATATTTGTAGGTTTGCTATCGTAAGGCTCCAATAGTTCTGACTCAGACAGGCCTAATTCCTCTTGCAGAATGTGCAGATAACCCGCTTTGGTTAAATTGTCAGAACGTTTTTTAATCCAGTAGTACAGTCGGTTAACTGTAATACCCATCCGCTCCGCTATCCTCTGTTTAGTTTGGCCATCCGTTCCTCTCAGGGTCCAATATGCCGTTTTTGATAAGTTCATTTTTTTGTTTATTTTGATTTGTCATGACGAAGGTATATTGCAATTTTCGGAATTCCAAATATTTTACGAGTTATGACGGAAATATGACAATTCTATGACAAATGGTGCCAATTATGTGACGGAAATAAGGAAGGGAAAGCGAATAAGACAGCAGGATAAAACGCAAAAAACCGAAAAATGACTTATAATAGTCTTTCTTTTACTTTATCTTATTCTTTATCTTTTTCTTTATATTTATCTTTAAGGGTATACATACCCTTAGCTAACCCTTACCTAAGAGTATGGATACCCTTTGGATATTATGTTAAATCGAGTATTTTTACGATAAACTACCTACTGTAGCTACTTTGAACTAATTTTGAAACCTAAAAACTGAAAAATGAAAATTCTAACCATGTTTAAAAAAGGATAGCCGACTGAAAGGAGAGGCTATCCTCCTTAAATATCTTATAGATATTAAGAATATACGAAAAAAGGGGGGTTGATTATCAACTACTTAGTGGGTAATTTCTCAACTTATAGCTACCACTTTCTCAACTTATAGCTACCAGTAGGGCGGCTATGTTAGTTCCCCAGGCTTAGGGTAGTATTTCTCATTTAGGTAGAGTATATCAGTAGCTCCGTTATTATCTACCTTCAGAAGATAGCCCAGCTTTATGGCTACAGAGTAAGCCTCCTGGATAATCTTAGCGGCTCGTTTATAGCCGCACTGTTTTTACTATCCTGTTCAAAAGAGAAAAAAACCTGCTGGACTTGTACGATGCAATGTTCACCGGCGCATCCGGCATACGATACCACAATTTGCCAGGAATCAAAACCTGTTGATGCCATTTTAGACCGATACGGTAACTCATGTGTCCCTGTTTGTAGATAAAAAATCACTATATTTGTATTGTGGGACACCTCCTTCGGTAAAAAATGGAGTGGACGGAAATTAAACCCATTTACTAAGAATGACAAGCATAAGCCCCTTAATTGGGGCTTTTTTATTTCAATTAAAACTTTTATATTCGCTAAACCCCTACTGATTTTTTCACATGAAAAAACAGTATGGACGTTTTATACCCAATAGGCAACGGCAGTAAGTACAACGATCTTGAACTTAAATACTCCCTCAGAAGTATTGAAAAATACCTTACCGGATATGACCGTATTTTCATAGTCGGTAATCTTCCCAACTGGATTAAAAAAGATTCAGTAGTACACATCCCCAAAGGTGACGGACTGTATAAACAACAAAACATTTTCCTAAAGATTAAGTCCGCTATTGACAACGGCATCAGTAATAATTTTTTGTTTTTCAACGATGACCACTTCCTTTTACAGCCATTACAGGCCGACCAGCTCCCCTATTTCTATGACAATACTTTGCAGCATTGGGCAACCAAAGCAAGGGGAAGATACAAGGGGGCCATACTTAACACCGGCGAAGGTTTGTATTACGATGTTCACACTCCTATCATTTACAACGGCGAAAAATTCCTAAATACAGTCGGCAAACTGGATTGGTCTAAAGAGTATGTAATCAAATCAGCTTATTGCAATGCCAACAAGATAGGCAAGATCGTAAAGATTGATGATATTAAAATTGAGCAGGAAAGAACGGTAGAACAACTGAAAGCAATCATACATAAAAAAATGTTTTTCAGCATAGCAACCTATGCCCTTTATCCTGCTATGAAGCAGTTACTAAATGAGCTTTACCCTGATAAATCTAAATACGAAAAATGAAAAATTATTTATTAGGTATTTTTATTTTAAGTGTGATATATATACTTGCAGCATTATTTGTCGTAAATGGTGAATCTCTTGAATTTGATAAAAGAGCAGGTATAATGATTGGTTATTTTTCTTGCATATTTCTTTATTCTACAATTTACTGGGTAACTAAAACAACATAATGAAAATAGCACACATTACAGCAGTATTCGGAGGTATTGACACACAAAAGGAAGTGCCTCCACAAACTTTACCGGCAGACCGTTATTACTACACTGACGGGGCTAACTTCATGCTCCCAATGGAGTACAACGACAGGACAAAAGCATTATTCTTCAAGCAGCAGCATCACAAAATAATTCCGGGCTATGACCTATACATCTGGACAGACGGTAAAGTGCAGATAGTTGCCAATGATTTTTATCAGCAGCTTGTCGAACAGTTGGGCGATAATGATTTAGGGATAATGAAACACCATGAAAGAACCTGTATTTATCAGGAGGTGGATCATATTTACCACTGCATCAGTAAGGGCAACGAATATTTGAAAGTCAGATATAATCACCGGCCATTAAGGGAACAAAACGAAATCTATAAAAAAGCCGGTTATCCAAAAGGTAACGGATTAAACGATTGCTGCATAATAATCAGCCGAGATACTGAAACCATACGGGCAATCTTTGACGAATGGTGGGAAGTGTGCAGTACGTTGGATTGGTTTGATCAAACGGCCATCCAGTTTATTTGCTGGAAATCGGGATTAAAAATAGTTCCCATTGTGCTAAAAAAAGATTCTTACATAGACGTTCCTCATATTGTTTTAAAATGATTTCAGTAGTTATACCAACATACGAGCAGGCTAATCAGGGCGCAAGGTATCTGACTGAATTACTTAACTCCATAAGGAATCAAAAAGTATCATTTCCTTTTGAGGTGGTTATCTCAGACAATGCAACAGACGGGAGTATATTATCTGTGCTTGATTCGTTTCAAGATTTATATATTCGTTATTCACCAAATCATATAAGGGGTGCAAGTGAAAATATAAATAACGCTATTGATTTAGCCAAATACGACAAGGTTAAAATAATGTGTCAGGATGATGTATTTCTAAGGCCGAATGCTTTAGAGTTATTCAGTAAGGCTTTGGATGTATCAGGTTGGGCAATTTCTAACTCAAAACATTTAGATGCAAATAGTAACCTGACGGGAAGAAGGTTGACAAAATACACACATGGCAATTTTGCTGAGAATATTACAGGTATGCCCTCTGTGATTGGGTTCCGTAAATGTGATATGAGATTTAACACCAATCTAAAGACCGTCTGTGATATGTATTTCTACCATCAGCTTTATGAGCTGTACGGGCCACCGGTGGTTATTAATGAGTTCACTATCGGGCAGCGTTATCACAATGCCTCATTATCCCGTAATCAGCCATCCCACCACCAACGGGATGTAAACTGGCTAATCCGAAATGGTAAGATTGAAGGTAAATTACCAAAAGTAGTGGTGGCGGTTGTCGTGTACGACAGATACGAAAATATACACCGTTGGATTGAATGCTGGCAGCAATGTGATACCTATAACTCAGAGTTGGTTATCATAAACAACGGTACTAAAAATATTGAAACCAATCACAAAGTTATCAACCGGCCAAATATAGGCTATGACATAGGAGCTTTACAGGACGTTTGCCGCAATAGATTACCTGGTTTCCCTGACTATGACTACCTGATTTGGTGTACGGATGACGTTGTACCAATGGAAAAGGATTTTATTCATAGATACATTGACTGCTTTAGTAAACGGGTGCAAGTAGCCTGTATGCACTTATCCAAAGAAATTACCCCACACATAAGAACAACAGGATTTTGCATAAGTAAAGCAACGGCGCAAAGATTACAGTTCCCGGCTGATCCTGTAACAACCAAAGAACAATGTTACCAGTTCGAGTATAAAAGCCGGAATAGTTTTTATAACCAGATAGTCAGGTCAGGAGGTAAAATTGTGCAGGTTGCCCCTTACGAATCCTCTCCCCTATATGATATGAATTATTGGTGCAGGAACGAGGAAGCCAAAAAGATAAAAGACCAACTATACCGATTAGATCACCACATAAAAGTATTTGGTGAACTAAAAACTTAAAAGTGAAAAAGCTAACGAGGTGCAGGGTTTGCGGAAGTGAGGATTTGACAGTTTATATTGACTTAGGCGAATTGCCATTATCCAACAATCTATGCGAAACCAAAGAAGAAAACCCCAACAGATACCCTTTACAGGTAATGTTATGCGGGGATTGTAATTTGAGCCAACTATCAGTAGTTATTGACCCTCAGATTCTATTCGGCCATTATGTTTACAGGTCAAGTATAAACCAGGGGTATATTAACCACTGCCGTAAAATGGCAAAGGAACTGAAAGAAGAATACAATTTAAATGAAAACTCATTTATGATTGACATTGCCGGAAATGACGGGGCATTACTGAATGAGTTTAAGCAGGAAATTGGACTAAAGGTTTTGAATATTGATCCGGCGGCTAACCTTCACCATCACTGTTTAGACAAGGGTATTCCCATGTGGTGTACATTTTGGGGTGAAAAGGTTGCTAATATGATCCTTACAAGATACTCAGGCAGCAGTAAGTCAAGCGAGGCAATACAGGAGTTAGACCCAAGAGTAGACCTGATTACGGCGACAAATGTATTTGCCCATGTGGATGATGTACGGGAGTTTCTGACGGCTGCGAAAATGGTACTAAAGCCTGACGGGGTGCTGATACTTGAGTTCCCGTATTTGATTGACTTTATAGATAAGAATGAATTTGATACAATCTACTTTGAGCATCTGTCCTATTTTTCCATTACCCCTTTAAACCGTTTATGCGGTCAGTTGGGGTTGATAGTTTCAAAAGTAGAAAAACAAGATATTCATGGCGGTACGGTCAGGGTACATATTAAGCAAACGGGCCTGATTGATAATAGCGTTTACCATTTCCTGAATTTGGAGGCTAATTATAGGAGTCCGCAAGTTTACGGGATCTTCGCTGAGGCCAGTAAACGGGCTATAAACGAATTTAAAGAGGGTATAAATGATCTGAAGGTACAAGGCTTTAAGGTAGCCGGGTTCGCAGCTTCAGCCAAAGGGAACACCCTGTTGAACTGTGCGGGTATAACCGATAAAGACCTGATGTATATAGTTGACCAAACCCCTGAGAAGATAGGTAAGTATTCCCCTGGAACCGGAATTGAAATAGTAAGCATGGACAGGCTAACGACTGATCCGCCTGATTATTTGGTAATTTTGAGCTGGAATTTTGCCCAAGAGATAAAGGATAAGTGCAGGGCTTACGGATATACGGGCAAATTCATTATCCCGATACCTGAATTTGTAATAAATGGATGAAGAATCATGGCTTAATGAGGTCTTAGCTGATGTTCTGCTTTGGGAAGTATCTCAATTAGAGCAAAAGCAATACATTAAGGTCATTGGTGACTTTGGCATGGCCTGCATGGTAAAGGTATATCTGGAAGAAAACGGGTACAAAGTAGAGTTACAGCCATTCGGTAATTACAGTCAGATAGTAATAAACCGTTAAGAAATCCCCAAATTATTAACATTGAACTTTCAGAACTAATTGAAAATTTGGTATTGTCAGAAAGATATAGTATATTAGCAATGTGGTAAAGAATTGGTGTAAGTAATGGATTTCAGAGCCTTCCCTTTATAGGGCGGGCTTTTTTTATGATAGTACCTATACAACAAATAAAGCCAAACCCAAACAATCCCCGTCTGATAAAGGACGAGAAGTTTGCAAAGCTGGTGAAAAGCATTAAGGAATTTCCTAAAATGCTTGAACTCCGGCCAATAGTTGTAAACGATGATATGATTGTATTGGGTGGTAACATGAGATTAAAAGCCTGTAAAGAGGCAGGGCTGAAAGAAGTGCCAATAATAAAGGCAAGTTCTTTGACACCGGAACAACAAAGGGAGTTTATCATTAAAGATAACGTAGGCTTTGGCGAGTGGGATTGGGAGTTAATAGCCAACGAATGGGATGCCGAGCAGGTTACAGATTGGGGTTTGGATATTCCAGGATTTATGGAATTGCCGTCAGACGATGAATTGATTGGTGAAGAAAAGAACAAACCGCCAGTTATGAATATCACATTTGAAAGCCCTGAACAATTACAAGCCGCTGAATTAGATATAATTGAATTGATTGACAGAAAGTATAAAGGTGCATATTTTTCAGTTAGTGCCGGAGAAATATGAGGTTAGAAAAAGCATCATATAAGGCTATTAAGTACGCTTGCCTAAATTTTCATTATGCAAATTCTGTTCCCGTAAACACAAGCGGGTTTTCTGTGTTTAATGATTCGGGCAAGTGGTGTGGTGTTATTCTATACGGATCAGGTGCAAATAATAATATAGGCAAAGAGTTTGGGTTAAAACAAGGGCAAGTTTTAGAATTAGTGAGAGTTGCACTAAATGGCGAACAGGAAAGCACAAGCAGGGCGTTATCATTATCAATTAAGCTAATAAGTAATCAAGTGCCTTTATGCAAATTATTAGTTAGTTACGCTGACAAGGATCAAAATCATAACGGTACTATTTATCAGGCTACTAATTGGTTCTATGTCGGCACATCAATGCAAAACACAACAGATTCAAGCTGGATTGTAAATGGCAAGAGGTTTCATGGCAGAATTATTAGCGATTGGGTAAGGGCGAGGGGCGGCTTAAACGGGCTTTCAAGGGCTGACTTTATTAGGAAGTTTTATGATAGGAACGCAAAAGAGTTCATAACAAAGGGTAAAATAAAGTACTTGTATCCACTTGATAAATCATTGCTATCACTTTGCAAATCATTATCAAAACCATACCCTAAAAAAGAAATATGCGATGTAAGCAGAACAGCTAATGCGGCAGGTTTCCAACTTGCAGAAGGCGGGCAGCACGACCACATCGCTCAATGATATGACAACTAATGACATACATAAAAAGGCAATGATTGAGGCTTTAGAAAAGTCTTTAGGAATCGTTACTACTGCATGTAAGTCAGTAGGTATAAGCCGGGAAACTCATTACAGATGGTTAAGGGAAGATGAGGAATACCGGAAACAAGTTGAGGATATTTCGGATGTGGCCTTAGACTTTGCAGAAAGTCAGCTACATAAACAAATACAGAACGGTGAGGTGAGCTCCACAATCTTCTACCTCAAGACTAAAGGAAAGAAGCGGGGTTATATCGAAAAGCAGGAAATGGATTTAAACCATTCCGGCGGTGTTCAACTGATATTCAAGAAAGCCGATCACCCACAATATGACACAAAGTGAAATTCTATATACTGATGTATTCGAATGGAACAAAGAGGCTTATGAATCAGGAAAGTATCGGGTTATCTCAAATCAGGGTTCTACCCGATCCGGTAAAACCTATTCGTTAGCTCAATTATTAGCTCTTTACATACCGTACAAGGAAAAGGTAAGCATATCAATCGTTAGCCCATCACTTCCCCACCTGAAACGAGGTGCAAGGCGTGATTTTCTTCAGATAGTCGAAGAGGCCGGATTATACAACGATAACAACTTCAATAAAACGGATAATATTTACCATTATCCAAACGGTTCTTATGTCGAGTTCTTCGGAGCTGAAGAACCTGGGAAGGTCAGGGGTCCGGGGCGAGATATTTTATTTGTCAACGAAGCAAATCTGTTACCGTTTAATGTTTACACTCAGTTAGCACTGAGGACAAAGCAGACGATCTTCTTAGACTTCAATCCTGTTGATGAGGCAAGTTGGGTGTATGATGTCAGTGATAAAGAGGGGAATCTGTTAATTCATTCGACCTATAAAAACAATCCCTTTCTGCCAAAGGAGCAGGTTGATGAAATAGAAAGCCTAAAGGATGCGGATGAGAATTTGTGGAAGGTGTTTGGTTTAGGATTAAGAGGATCAAGCCAGGAGATTATCTACACACATTGGAAGCAGGCAGAATTTCCGACAGGATGCGAAGTTGTTTACGGGGTTGACTTTGGGTACAACGTACCGTCAGCAGTCATAAAGATAGGGTTCAAAGAGAACGCTGTTTATGCTGATGAGGTGCTATATGAAACCAAACTAACGACCAACGATTTAGTAGAACGATTGAAAGGGTTAGGTATTCAGAGGTCAGATGAATTATTCTGTGATAATGCAGAACCGAAAACGATTGAAGAACTGACAAGGGCAGGATTTAACGCTAAACCGGCTGAGAAAGATGTTTATGCAGGGATTCAGAAAGTAAAGTCAATGCCGTTATATATCACTCCACAAAGTAGCAACCTGATAAAAGAGATTAAAAGCTACAAATGGAAGTTAGATAAAGACGGTAAGATACATCCTGACGAAGTGCCGGTTAAGTTTAACGATCATGGTTTGGATGCTTTACGGTACGGTGTTTATACGAAATTAAACATGCCAAAGTTCGTGGTATTGGCAGGTTAAAATATACATAGTGGGAAGGATTAGCGAGGCGTGGAAAATATTGATGGGTAAGAAAGCGGTTAGCCGAATAGGCCAGCCGTTTGCCACTTACCAATACATAAACGGTTCTTTTGTCGGTACTCCTGACAACCGTACTTCCTACATTACCAACGGTTACAATATCAATGACCAGTTATACTCTATTATCAATCTCATTCTGGATAAGATCCGAATGCCGGAGTGGGGAACGTACAAGATAGTTGACGATGAGAGTTACAAAAGATACAAAGGTTTACTCAGGAAAAAGACTTTAACCGGCGAAGATGTCAAAAAGGCTTTACAATACAGGGCTAAGGCTTTGGAACCCGTTGAAGCTGGTAAACTGACTGAATTACTCAAGTACCCTAACGAATATGAATCATTCCAGGATTTAGTTACAAAGCTCATTGGTTACAAGTTACTGACAGGTGACTTTTTCCAATGGGCATCCGTACTCAATGCAGGTGCTAATACGGGTAAGCCTTTTGAGTTTCATTGCCTCCCTTCGCAGGAGGTTAGTATACTGGCAGAAAAAAATAAATTCCCTGTCACTGAGGTAGGGTATTCTATTAACTCTATTGGTGCTAATTTCCCCAAAGAGCAGGTGTTTCATGGCCGGTACACGAATTTCGATTGGGATGTAAACGGGTCGCATTTGTACGGTATGTCACCTGTAAAAGCGGCATTAAAGCGATTAACGAGGAATAACTCAGCATTAACCGCAAGCGGTGCGATGTACCAAAATCAGGGTGTTAAGGGTGTTTTATATGTAGATGATCCGAGGGTATTAGGGGCAGGTGTGGCTACTGATGACACAATAAAGCAAGCCAACGCTATTAAGGAAAAACTCATTAACGGTGAATGGTCAGGACCTGAATCATTCGGTAAGATAGGCACATCCGGTTATAAGATGGGATGGACTGAGATAGGCCTCTCCCCTGTTGATCTGAATATCATTGAATCTGAGAAATGGGATTACATAGCGCTTTGTAACATCTACGGTGTTCCCCCCGAATTATTAGGATTGACGGCAAAGACGTACAACAACATACAAGAGGCTGAGAAGTCACTGACAAGCCGTTGTGCTATGCCTCAGTTGAACGCTTACCGGGATGGCCTGAATAGATGGCTGCAAACAACAGCGTACAAGGATAGCAGTATCGTTGTTGATTATGACCAAACCTGCTTTACTGAATTGCAGGAGGATGTTAAAGAAAAGTCATCATGGGTTAATCAGTTGAAAGGGTTATCACCTAATGAGCAGAGGAATCTATTAGGACTTGAAAGGGTAGAGAATCCGCTATTTGACGAACCCTGGATAACTACTGAGATGGGAATGCCGTTAAGCGAATGGAATGGAGAAAGTGACAGAGGTATGGAATCAGGTGATGATGACCTACCCCAAGACAGATAAAGAAAAGTGCTGCCAGCTCCATAGGAAGAAAATGGAGTTCAAACGGGAGCAACTATATAAAAGGCTGATGGATGAATGGGAACGAGAAAAGAAAATATTTACGGGAATCTCAAAGGGTGAACAGCCGCTTTGAACGTAAATACTCCCCTATTATCCAGAATGCGTTAGACAAGACAGTTAGTTCTTTGATAGGTACTGTAAGAGAAAGAGGGTTAAGAACGGCGATAAACGACCTGCAAATGACATTGATTAATGAGCATTTAGCAAGTCCTTTAATGAGATTACTCAGGGAAGTTGGGTTATACCATGCCAAAGTAAACTATCGGTTTATTCGGGCTGAAATTGCTCAAAAGATGTTCGGCGTTAATGAAATGTGGTTGCAGGATATTGTAAACATCCTAAGAGATACACTGCTTAGGTTATCCATTATAAAAGTAACCGAAACGCTAAGGAATCACCTGTTATTGATGTTTGAGAATGCCATCAGGGACGGATTGAGTGAGGATGAATTTATTGGACTGATTAAAGGCGATACGTTCACAAGGTCACAGGCTCAGAGGATAGTCAGAACCGAAACCAACAGGGCAACCAATGCAGGCCGTAAAGTGGTGGCTGATTTCTTTGAATATGAAATGGTGAAAGAATGGGTTTCATTTCAGGATTTCAGGACAAGAGGAAGAAACCCAAAGGATAAGAAAGACCATTATCACATGAACGGGCAGACGGTGAATTTGGAAGACAAGTTTAAAGACCCAAAGACGGGTGAAACGATTGATTTCCCCTCTGCCCCTGGTGCCAGTGCAGCGATGGTGATTAACTGCCGGTGTCAGATGGTTACAGTACCTAAGAGAGATGAAAATGGAAGATTGATAAGAAAGCCAACAGCGATGAGAATGCAGGGAGTGCCTTTAGGCTGAGGCAGTACGGTGAAAGAAAAGACCGCTAAAGCCTCCCTGTTTTTGTGATAAGTGAAAATGTGAAGAATGAAAAGATTTTTTGAGGTAAAGACGGTTGCAGACAGCGTTAAAGACGTATCTGAGCAGGACAGACGGGTAAAGGTTGCTATTTCACACATGGGAAGTAAAGACTTTGACAACGATGTGATTGAGCATACTGCGTATAATAAAACGCTAAAGGAAAGAGGGCCGCAAGGTGCTAACCTTATATGGCACTTAACGGATCACAACCCGTCATTAAAGGCTGCTGTCGGTAAATTCTCAGAGTTATATGTCGAAGGTGATTATCTGGTAGGTGTTACCAATATCCCTAATACAAGCTGGGGTAATGATGTGCTTGAGTTCTATAAGACAGGACACATCAATCAGCACTCAATCGGATTTAAAACTATTAAATCTGAAGTGCAGGAAAAAGGAAAGGAAACAGAATACAACCTGATTAAAGAGATATTTCTCTATGAAGGTTCTGCCGTTCTGTGGGGTGCAAATATCAATACTCCTACACTGGGGAAATCATTAACTAAAGATGAGATAAATTCTGAGTTAAACAGATTTAGTAAAGAGTTGAATATCCTTTTAAAATCATTAAGGGATGGCCGCTTTACTGATGATGCTTTTGAGTTTATCGAGATAAGGACAGCACAAATAAACGAGGCAATTAAATCACTTATAACCACTCAACCCGCAAATGATGCAGTTGAGCCGGACGGTGTGATTGATGTAATAAAACAATTTCGTGAACAATTAAAAGGGTAAAAAGTGGATAAGAAAGAATTAATGCAGGAATTGGAGCAATTAAAAGCTGATTTAAAAGCTGCTCATTCCGCAGAAGTGAAGAAAGAAATTGAGGCTAAAATGGCCGAATTGAAAGCACAGATTGATGCTATCAATGAAGTAAAGAATGACATTAAGGTCATCAAAGACAATGCAGACAAAAACCAGAAAGCTCTGGATGAGCTGATCGCTGCAAAGAACGAAAAAACAATACAGCCTAAGACTAAAGCATTTAATGCTCAGTTGGCTGAGGGTATCGCTGAGAAAGCAAGCGAGATCACTAACCTTAAAAAAGGTCAGTCAGTATCATTTGAGATGAAAACAGTTGCCGACATGGATTTTGCAACTAACTTCTCAACTGCTGATAATACTGTAACTCAGGTTCGCCCCGGTATCATTGAACTGCCTAAGCGTAAACTGCATATTCGCCAACTCTTACAGGGTGGAGCATTGGGTACATCCAACTTTGCTTACATGAAAGAGGTGACAGGTGAAGAAGCTCCTGAAACCGTTGCCGAAGGTTCTGCAAAAAATCAGTTCCATCTTTCATTCCAGGAAACAAGTGTACCTGCTGAATACATTGCCGGTTACATCCGTCTTTCTAAGAAAATGTTAGATGACATCACTGGCCTGACTACTTTCCTGCAAAGCCGTTTGTTGGAATTGCTCCTGAGAGAAGAAGATGACCAACTGTTGAACGGTAACGGTACATCTCCTAACATTTCAGGTATTACCGATTCAGGTAATTATACTGCCGCTTCAAATGGTGGTACAGTAGATGTTGAGCAGCTTGTTAATGCTATTGCTCAGTTGGAAGGATTGGATCGTGAGGCTAACGGTATTCTTTTGTCGCCTTCAGATTATTGGAGAATTGCCCTGACAAAAGGCGCAACTTCCGGTGATTATACTATGCCTGCCGGTATCGTTGTAGTGGGTGAAGATGGTGTGCTGAGAATCGGCGGTGTTCCTGTTTTCCGTTCTACTGCAATGACAACTGATAAGTTTATTGTGGGTGATTGGGTAATGGGTGCTAACCTGTTGGTTCGTGAAGCTCCAAAGGTTGAGTTCTTCTATGAAGATAAGGACAACGTAACTAAGAACCAGGTAACTGTAAGGGTTGAAGAAAGAATAGCATTCCCGATTTACGGAAATGACTACTTCATTTACGGTGACTTTGGAAACGCATCATAAGAGGTGCTGTTTGGTTGTGTAGGGTTGATTATGGGGAGGGTAACTCCTCCCCTCTTTTAAAAGATTATGAACAAGTATAACCACATAATAGACTACAAAGACGTAACGGCTGATTCAACGGTGACTGAGCCGGTGACTGTGCAGGAATGCAAGGACTGGTTAAGGTTAGAAGGTTTTACCGATGATTCAGATAGTACATCTCCTGATTTTGACGATGACGATACGTTTATTGATATGCTCATCACATCAGCAAGGGAAAGGATGGAAGAATACACAGGTTTGTCTTTGGTTGCTAAAACATGGGAAGTTGAGCTTACTAATTTGGCGGGGTATATAGAGTTACCATTCGGGCCGGTGAATAGTATAACAAGTGTGGAAGATACGGACGGGAATAGTCTTACTTATACAACTACCAACAACTTATCTAAGCTGAAAACACCAATACAAGCAAATATCATTGTTACCTATGATGCCGGATATTCAACAGCTCCTAACTGGTTAAAACATGGGCTATTAACTGAGGTGGCCTATAGGTACACACACAGGGGAGATGAGGAATTAAGAGGACTTTGTCAAGATGCTTTAAACATTGTATCACCTTATAAATCTGTCAATAGTTGGCTGCAATAGGGCAATATAAACCTGTTAAGTTGGTGAAGTACACTATCACAAAGGATGTGAAGGGGAATAATGTTGAAGCTATTGAGGCGAGGTATAGAATGTGGGCAGATGTAAGTGATAGCGGCGGGGGAAGAACAACAGAAAGAGGTCAGGTTAATTTAAATACTACTAAAGTTTTTTTAATTCATTTCCGGCCTGATTGGAAGCTGAATGCAGACTGGAAGATACAATACTACGGTAAAGAGTACAGTATATCGAATATTGAACGGGTAAATGAAAAGCGGTTTAATTGGAGAGTAACGGCGAATGCTTAAAGTAGCGACCATAGGATTTGAGCAGTTTACCGAAAGGATAAACAGGGCTACAAAAGAGATTCAGTCAGAGGTAGCGGCTGAAGTGCAGGCGGCGGCTTCTTTATACGAGGCTAACGCTATAAAGACGTTGATTTCTCAGGGTGGTGATACCGGAACATTGGCTAAGTCAATCAATAAAAAACAGATTGATGCGGTTAATTGGGAGGTGTTTGCGGGTGCTTTTTATGCTCCGTTTATTGAGTTCGGCACTAAGGGAAAATACAGGCCGATACCAGGGACTGAGGATATAGCAGCACAGTTTAAAGGGCTAAAGAGGGGCAATTTTGAACAGATGCTTAAAAGTATTGAAGCATGGGTAAAGAGAAAGGGAATAGTTGCCACATTTAGCATAAAAACACAAAAGAGGCAAAGGTTCTCAAAGGCTGAGGCAAACCGTACAAAGCAGGCTGCTTATGCCATAGCAGTATCAATACTGAAAAACGGTATATCACCAAAACCATTCTTTTTCCAACAAATACCACAGGTTAGAGATTCATTATTTAAAAATGTAGAAAGGGTTTTAAGTGGGGTATAAAGACTGCATAAGTGATTTAATGGGTGAATGGTTCAATCTGTTGGACGGTAACATTACTTTTAATGGTAATGATGTTCCGGTCTATACTGATGACGTACCTACTGAAGTCACAGAGCCTTATATCTTACTAAGGGCAGAAAGTGAAACCACAGTTAAGAATAATTCAGGATTTTTTGTTAATGCGGTTATCATTACGGAGGTAGTCACATCTTATGCGGTTAGCGTTAATCGTGGCGATGTTGATACTATCAACAGCCAAATAACAGAGTTAGTCTTTCAAACCCCAAGTACTTACGGAATTAATTTACTTACAAACCATCAAATAACAGACATACAGCTACAAAGCACTTCCTATTTATTAGAGGATGCAGATAAAAAATATTATTCTAAAATATCCAGATACGAACATTTTTTAAATCAGAATTAAAAACAGACAGAGATGGCAGATCCAACAACAATTAGCGGTAGTGTAATGTTCATACAATACAGCGACACTCCGGGAGGAACAAGGAAAAGTGCAGTTTGTCAATCACAGGGGGATTTCTCAGGTACTACTGATGTCACCTCTGATCAGACAAATTGCGGTGTATTAAAAGCAATCGGGAATAGTAACAATCAGTTCACATTGAATGCGGTTGTTGATACAGTACCGGATGCTGATGAGGCAAGTTATAACGACTTCCAAACGCTTTACGTAAACAAGACAAAGAAGTACTGGCATTTGACAGATGCAGACGAAACCGTATATCATGGCGGCTACGGATGGATCACTTCTTTGGGTCAGCAGAATGCAAGCGGTCAGACTGCTAAGTTTACCATGACCATTGACATTGACGGCGATATTGACACAACACCACAATCATAAATCATGAAAACAGCACAAATACACTTAGGCGGAGAATTACGGAAACTTGACTTTGGCAGGGCGGGTCTTAATGACCATTTAGAAGATGCAAGCGGTAAACCTGCTTTTGAGTTTCTCCGTTCCATGGTTCCTGAAAAAGACGAACAAGGCAATGCTATTGATAGAGGTTACACACTGACTGAAATATCCGTATTAATTTATGCGGGTATAAATTCTGCAAATGATGTAGACGGTTTGCCAACGGTAGACTTTGAAACGGTCAAGCGTTGGGTACGTTGTATTGAAACAGATCAGTTAGGTGAAGTATTTACCACTGTGGTTAATGCAATGGCCGGAAACCAGGGGGAAGGGAACAGCCAACCGGAACAGGGAAGCAACTGAGTTGGCGGGAACTAAAGTTAGAGTTTTTAGCTTATAACAATTTGCTCCCATCCGAACTAAGAGTATTGCCGTTTGAGGATGTATTGATTTTAATTGAAGCTAAGAGGATTAAGCAGAAAGATGATCAGCAGGTATTAAAGTTCCAAACGGCTTTAATTGTCGAAGCGTTGATAGGTAGCGGTAAGGGTGTGCAGTTCGTTAATAATTCATGGAGGTTAGATGATAGTGATAATAACGAATTAACACCGGATAAGATAAAACAGCTACTAAAGAAAAAGAGGGAAAGAGAAGCGTTAAGAAAAAGAAATGTCTGATTTAAGAATAAGAGTTGGTGCTGATGTTGCCCCTGCGTTAGATGGGTTGAGGCAGTTGGAAACAAGAATGCGGACTACCACTGCTGCCGGTCAAACATTCGGCAAGGGGTTAGAACAGACTACAAAATCTTTACAAAAATTACCACAGACAAGCTCTGCCGCTACTCAGTCATTGGTAAACCTATCAAGGGTGGCACAGGATGCTCCGTTCGGGTTTATTGGTATTGCAAACAACCTTAACCCATTATTAGAATCATTCCAACGGTTAAGAGCATCTACAGGTTCTACTGCCGGGGCAATGGCAGCACTCAAAAGCTCATTAATGGGCCCTGCCGGTTTGGGTTTAGCTATTGGTGTCGTTTCTTCTTTACTTATAACATTTGGTGATAAGTTGTTTGGCGCAAAAGCCAATATGACCAAATTTCAGGAAGCATTAAATTCAGCTAAAGATTCTTTTGTTGAAGCTGTTTCAAATGTATCAAGGCTTACTAATGAAATAGAACTTGCAAAGCAAGGGTTTTTAGCAAAGGATTCTGTTGTAAAGAGCTATAATGATACAATCGGCAAAACAACTGGTTTTGTAAATAGCTTAGACGAGGCAGAACAAAAATTAGTAAGAAACGCAAGGGGTTATATAGGAATGATGCTGCAAAAAGCTATTGCAGCTAAAGCATTCGAGAAGTCTGCTGAAAAGTTATTCGAGATTGAGGAAAACAATATAGCCGTTCAGGAAGCTACAAAAAATGTAGGCGATTATTTTGGTTCTATATTCAAGGCTGGTGTAGACAAATCAAATAGCAAATTAAAAACACAATCTGAGGCGTTTTTAGAAATAGCCAATAGAGCAAATAAAGCGGCTGCAATAATATCGAAGCTATTTAACCTTAATTATTTTCAAGATACTAAACCTATAAAGGTTGAGAAACCAAAAGAAAACAAACAGGATATTGTACCAATTTTAGGATTAGGTGATAGTGATCAGGCTTTATTCTCATCAATAGAAAGAATATTCTCACAAGTACAGGACAGGGTAAATTTTAGACTTAAAAACCTATTTAAAGGAAAAAAGGGATTTGATATTACAGGTGGAAGTGCAAAAGAAAAAGGATTAATACCCGATGATTCTATTGAAAAAACAAAAGAACAATTAGAGCAGCTTGCAAAAATAGGTGTTGAGATTGGAAACATTTTTGCATCGGCTTTTGATGGGTTGTTTCAGGCTCTTATAAAAGGGCAAAACGCTATTCAGGCATTCGGTCAGGCGTTTATACAGGCTCTTACGGGGGTTATTTCTAAACTGATACAAACGGCCATACTTGCGGCGATTGTGTCCGCATTAGGCGGTGGTATAACTACTGCTACAGGAACGGCAACAGGTTTTAAAGATATTTTTAGTGCATTATCCGGTTTCGGAGGTTTCAGGGCAGGCGGTGGCCCGGTTGAGGCAGGTAAGACCTATGCAGTAGGTGAAAGAGGAATGGAATTATTCACTCCATCCGTTTCAGGGCGTATCATTCCAAACAATCAAATAGGCAGCGTATCAGTGGGCGGCAGGTCATCCGGCGGCGGGTCTGTTGTTTTAAGAGGTAGGGAATTGAGATTATTAGGTGTAAGAACAACAAACAGTCAAATAAGATTAGGTGTCAGGGCGTAAACTATACAGGGGGCGATTTGATAACACTCAGGTAGATTATACTGATAATTCTGCCAATGAGCAAAGGTTTATTGTGTCAATATTTGACCAAATACAATTTGGCATTAATAACCCTTACGATATTCAGTATTCAGTGGCAGATGCCGGTGGCGGTAATTCAGATTATACATTTACATTCGACCCTCTACCTGGTGATGCGGTAAGTGTACGGATTGATTATTCAAATGATGGCGGTGTATCTTATTCAAGTCAGACAGGATTTGGCACAACTTCACCGCAAACAATACAGCTACTGACAGATGATTATATTTTCATATTCTTTATTCAGTACCCACCGCCAAAAGACGATGACTTTTTTGTCATCGAGGAAGAAGATGAAATAATTGAAGTTGACTTAGCAGATCGTCCGTCCGTTGTTTCTGTGATTGATAACGATGAGGACAAGTTCACACCAATAAGAAGCAAGCAGGCTGAAATAAGGCTACATACTTCTAATACGATTGATATTACCACATTTGCCAGTGGCTCAGATACTCAGTTCTATGTAGAGATATCCGTTAATGATGAAGCTAACGTAATATTCAAAGGTTGGTTGTCTGTTTCTGATTTGCAGCAGGAATTTCAGCCACACCCTAACGTATTGGTGCTAACCGCTACGGATGGATTAGGCTTTTTAAAGGATGTTCCTTTAGTTGATTATAACGGTGACGAGTTTTCAGATGAGAATAAAATCATTGAATATATTGCCGGTGCATTAAAACAGACTGGATTAGATTTATCTATTGTTGCTGAAATGAACATCAGGGAGGCCGATTATCAGCCATTTACTGATAATGTGTTTTTTGAGGCTTCACCAAATAGGATATACTTCACACCGGGGCCACTGTTTTATGTGGGTCAAAGGGTAAGAATAACCGGATCGGTTAGTAATGACGGTATCTATACAATCAATACCGTATCGAACGATTTAGGTATTCTTTATGTGGATGAAACGATAGTAACTGAATCAACAGTAAGTTGTACGGTTGAGTATTACGATGCTCATTTTTATAATGCTATTTATTTAGACGCTAAGACCTTTGAAGGTGACGAGGTTGGAGAGTTTGAAGATTGTTATACAGTACTTGAAAAGATACTGACTGAAAACGCTACTTTATTCCAGCAGAATGGCAAATGGTACATAAAGAGGCCGGATGAAATAGACAGCCAAAACAATATCAGGTGTTTATTTAATTCAGACGGGACTTTCAATAGTTGGCTAACTGAAACGAGTATTTATAAAGAGATAGGCCGGGATGAAAGTCTGTATTCTATGGCCTTTATGAATGCCGATGCGGTTATAATCCCGCAAAGGGCGCATGATGCGGTAAGGCATAATTTTAACTATGAAACACCTAAAGAAGTACCCTGTAATATTAATTTCTCAAGAGGGGATTATCAATCCGATGCCAGTGCCACAGAAAAGATATATGATTTAGATTGTTGGACATTAAGAGAGGGTGTTCCTGGGTATTACGGTACTGTTGATGGCACAACGGCAACTATTCACAGGATATTTGACGATAACGATTACGAAACAGAGAGATACATTGTTTTAACTCCAAGAACATCATTTGAGAGTTCAAGTATTAACGATGTTACCTATATAGAAAGCCAACCTATATACATTCAGGAAAAGGATAAATTCACATGCTCAGTTGATTGGAGGCTCAATTTGGGGGTTGCCTCTGGTGGTGGTCAGTTCAGGATATTCCGTTGTGTATTATTGGGAGATGACGGGTCATGGTGGATATTAGGTGAAGATACAGTCGGGGACGGTAATCATAAATGGTATAATACAACGGGTTGGACGGTAAACACTGCAAAAGGGGAAACAGATGTAGATTTTGTTAATGACGATGAAGAAAATTTTATTACAATAAACTGGTCAGCTCCCCCTGCCCCTGTTACCGGAAAACTTTACTTATGGCTGAATCAGTTTAACCAGCTCAATAGTTCAAATGACGATAAAGAGATTTGGTTTAACAACCTGCAATTTGATTACTTAGCTTATATAAACGGCTCATATAGCCAGTTTTCCAGGGGTCAGTATCACATTTCAGAACAAACAACCGGCAGTGCCAAAAGGGAGAAAGAGGTTTATATTTCAGATGCCCCTAAAAGATTATTCAAAGGTGCTTTACTTAAATATAATGGTAGTAAATTTGTATTAACGGAGGGTTTTTATAACGCTGCCGTATTCCCGACTGGTGTTCCGAGTGCTGACTATATCCATCCTTTCGGGGAGATACAAAATCAGGACGTTTGGAACCAATATAACCGCTTATTTTGGGCGGTTGAGGGAACGATTGACGGCTTAGACACTGACACCACATTCGAGAGTTTACCCAACTTACCAGACTTACATCATTTCTATTATCTACGGGATTCGTCTAATGTGACGAATAATAAAAAGTTCATGCTATTGCACTATGAACAAGATCATGACGCTTGTGAATGGTCATGCTTCTTTGTGGAGGCATTTGATAGCACACAGACAAAAAGATACACCGGCCATACGTTTAAATATATAGAAAGTGACAGACAGTAGATCAGTGCTTGGAAAAGATGTGACACTTAGTATTTTTCTGGATAATGCCTTTAGGGTTATCGGGTGTGCCAAGTCATGCACTTTTGAAATTGATCAGGAAATTATTTTAAGGACGGGTATTAATGATGGCCTATTCCCTAAAAAAAGGGTAAGGAGAACAGATTGGAGGGGGTCTTGTTCTGGTGTTGTTGTCACAGACAATACAACTGATAAGTACTCCCCTTTCAGGATAATTCAGGAAGCAGTAAGAAGGTCAGAGAATTTATACGAATGGGAGTTTACAGATTTAGACGGGAATATCACAACAATTACAGGTTATGCGGTAATTAAAGGACTTCCTATCAGTGCAGATGTTCAATCATTCAGTTCTTTTGATTTACAGATTGAAGGCTCAGGGGCTTTTGTACTTTCTGACGGCGGCGGTTCGCCTTCAAGTATCACAGATGAAAATGTAGATAGTAGTGAGTGGTCGGTTGTTGCCGGTCAGTTTGGCGTTAGCGGAAGTTCAGTAGATGGAAAGAGTTTAGTAGGTAAATATTTGTTGGCCGTTGCAAGGACGGGGGCGGCTTATGAGATTATCACAAGCGGATCACCTGGAAACTTGCAGGCAAGGTTTAATTCAGGGGCTGGTTCAATAACATTTGAACAGGCATTTAATGACGGTGAAACTATTTGGGCAATGTGGCGAGATGCTTAGTAGATTGAAAATACAAGGGGTGGCTGGTAATTTCAGCGTAAGTGATAGCCAACTGGCTTATGCTACTATTCATTGGGTAAGCAGGGGGGATAATCATTATACGGTAAGAATTACCCCTGACGATGTGATAATAAATGAGCTTGAAGTTATTTATAACCCCAATGCAGGTAGTTTGACGTTCTTACATGAATTTAATGATGGTGAAATAATAAATGTAGTATATGAGGTTTAGGATATTGTGTGTTTTGATGTTTTTCAGTTTTGTGGCGGCTGCACAGCCAACTAATTACACAAGGATTGCGAATAGATACAGGTGGATCAGTGGGATGTTTGATTCTGCATTGTATGTACCAAGATACAACGGCACTCCTTCAGGTGTTCGGGTAAATGAAACATCTGTCTTTGATGGCATGATTGCTATGGACACCACTAACAACAGGCTTTATATTTATTCCGGCGGCGCATGGGTTCGATTGGCTAATTACAGCGAGGCTACCTACACCGCAGGCAACGGCCTTACCCTTTCAGGTTCGCAGTTTGAATTAGGTGGGGCTTTATCTAAGCCGACAAGTATTACAGGTAATTACAAATTGTTTTTAAATAATAGGCATACCCATATTCAAGGAGATACGGTATATTTCGCATCAAATACTAATAATTTAATAAATCTCAATAGTAGTGGTGGTCTTGGGGATGAATTACTACTTGAGGCCAATGGAGGCGCAATCCGGTTTACATCTGTAAGCGACTTATATATGCCAGCCCCTATTTTTACTGGGACAGTTTCATCTGGCGCATCAACCGATTCCATTTTAACGGTAAATACTTTAACAGGTGAGGTAAGGAAAAGGCAATTAAGCGAAGTGGTTTCTACTCCTACACTTCAACAGGTTTTAACGGCGGGGAGTACGCTGACAACGGATGACGGTGTTGATGTAAATGATAATAATTTTGAATTTATAAATGCTAATGAATTTTCAATTGTTACAAAAAATGACGGCATTCAGTTAGAATCAACAGCTTTAGGTTTATCATCATCAATGACAATAGAAAATGATTCTGTTACACTAAGACCTAATACTGGTATTGCAAACATCGACACCCTCCGCACATGGTCAGGCATATCCGATACTACCTACAAAAAACCTATGACATGGGACACAAGGAACGGA